CCTATCACATTCGTAACGATTGTATAACTCTATTGCTTTTTTCACCCACACATCAGGAGAGGTTACTTGTGAAGCATCTTGTAAAATATAAAAGTGATTGTCCTTATCTCTACCTGCAACAATTATGCCTGTTTCATCTGAGTTCTCTGTTGATGTTACAGCAGGGTCTACTGCTACAACGATTCTTTCCAAATCTGGAACATCTCTAACTCTGCCTTCTTCTATTAGCTGACCATTAAATAATGCACCTTCTACATCTTCGAGTATCTCAGCAAACAATTCCTGTCTTCCTATTCTTGTACCATCATATCGTTCTTTAAGCATAGCTACTGCTGATGGTGCTAGATTATCAATGTTCTCAAATGTATTGCCTTTGATAACTTCTGTATCACTTCTCGTTGCAAGTTCTTTAATTAACTTTGTAGGTCTTGGTGTTGTTGTAATAATGCACTTAGGATTTTGTCCTAGCCTTAGTGCCATCATTAAGTTATCGAATGTTTCTCTATATCTCCATGATGCAAGTTCATCACACCATGCTCTATGAAACTGTACTCCACGAAGTCTGTCAGGTTCTATTGCAGGGAATCCAATAATCTTACTGCCATTATAGAAATGTATTTCGTTATCTGATTTGTTATAACCTGTGGTATTAAGTAACTCAGGCTCAATAATATTAATAAACCCACTATCACCTGCAAAGACAACTCTTTTTAAATCACCATATGTAGGTGCTATTACACCACATACAACACCTCTGTTCTCTAAACAATATTGAACAGTATCGTATGCACCTGTTAAGGTTTTGCCCCAACCTCTACCTGCTAAGAATAAATGTATGTTATATTGGTCAGATTCGTTTACGACCTGATTATCACGAGCCTTATCGTACCAATTAGTTAAGAGATTCGTTGCTATCTTTCTTTGGGAATCTAGCTTCTCGAATATTGGATATGAGTTTTCTAAATCGTTCATCTTGCTCTGCTACATTATTAATTTCGATAACATCTGTTTCTTTCCACTTAGCTTGTGTCTTTAGCCAAAATATACATGCTGTTACTGCTTCTCTACCTGAGCCTGTAGCAATCTTAAAAAGGTTACGAGCTATCTGTGCATTAGCATTAGCCTTTCCTTCCTGCAATTCTTCTTGATAATACTTGTATAGTGTTGGTCTTGATATTTTTACAATAGCACACATTTGTTCATGGGTAATACCTAGCCCTGAAAGGCTCTTAACCATTTCTGCTACTGATTCTTCTCTGTTCACTTTTTTAGGCATATCTTTTTTATAATGTAAAAATAAACTATTTAAGACTATTGTACAACTCTCCTGTTGATTCTAATACAGCATCTTTACCTGTAAAGTTCTGCCATCTTTTAATTATGACATCACAATATTTTGTATCTAGTTCTAACCCATAACATATTCTTTTGGTTTTTTCACAGGATATTAGAGTTGAGCCACTGCCCAAAAAAGCATCTAAAACAATATCACCAATCTTACTTGAATGAGATATTGGAATATCACATAGTTCTATTGGTTTCATAGTTGGGTGTAAATCTGATTTCTTAGGTCTGTTTATTTTCCAGACATTTGTTAGATTCCTTTCCTCTGAAAAATTTTTTCCTGATTCGTTCCAACCAAACCAACATGGCTCATACTGATTCTGATATTTACCTCTGCCCAAAGTAAACACATCTTTACACCACATAACAGTTGTAGAATTATGAAATTTATTATCAAGAACTGTAAACATAATTCTTCCATCTTTACCCTGCCCACCCCAACAATAAATAATACCATCACAGAATGATTTTATGTTTTCAGACCATTGTTCACAGAAGAGCATAAACTCACTTCCTGACATGTTGTCATTTTTTATTTCTCTCATTTTAAATTTAGGGTGTTTTATCGTTCCTATAGAAACATTATATGGTGGGTCTATATGTACCATATCTGCTTTTTTATCATTCATGAGTAACTTGAATACTTCAGGAGATGTTGCATCACCACACATCAACCTATGCTCACCCAATATCCATATATCACCTTCTTTGGTTATAGGATTATCTTCTATCTCAGGTACTTCATCTTCATCTGTTAAACCTTCTTCTATCATAAAGTCAGGTACAATCTTAGCTATCTCCTCGTTACTAAACCCTGTAAGACCTAAATCAAATTCATTGTCTATTAGAAATTCAAAGTTAAGTTTTAAGAAATCTTTTGACCAAGTGCTGTTTTCAGTTAGTTTATTATCAGCAATACAATATGCTTTTTTCTTTTCATCTGACCAACCTTTAGCAACTATACATGGCACTTCTTTTATGCCTAGTGATTTACCTGCTAGTAATCTGCCATGACCTGCTATGATTTCGTTGTTCTCATCAATTAGGATTGGCATTGTCCAACCAAACTCTTTGATTGAATTAGCTACTTGTTCTATCTGCTCAGGTGCATGTTCTCTTGGGTTGGAATCGTAAGGTACGACATCATCTATATTCTTGGTAATTGTGTTTTGTACTGCCCATTCATTACTCATGGTGTTATTTATACTATAGATATAAAAAAAGAGCAATCATTTCTGACTGCTCTCTTTCTCTGTTGGTTTATTTTAGTCTAGTCTTGAACCTGCAAATATGTTTAGACCATATTGCCTACATGCAGTGGCAAATGCTTCACAACCTGCTTCTTTGACCATAATACATTGTCCATTGTAATCAAGAATGTCATAACTAGACATGCCTAAACATTTCTTGTAGTCATTCCATCTAAAGCCAATTTCTTCAAACTTCTTAACTAGCTTTGAGTTTTTTCTAAGCCCATACACATTAACCCATGCAAACCCACAAGAGAACTCAGGTTCTCCATTAGGGTATTTCTCTAGCTCCTTCTGTGCTTGTCGTTCTGCTACTTTTTTAGCAAAGTCATACATATGTTTAAGATTAATCTTTTCATAAGTTTCTTTAATCTTTTGCATATGTTCTTTTTTCCATGCTTTTCTTTGTTCGATTTCTGTCTTTGTCATATTATGTTTCTCCTTTGTTTACTAGGGTTTCATTACCCTATATAAGTATTATATACTTTTAGTATACTGTTGCAAGTAATTTATCATCTTTTTTGGAGAAATAAGTCGATTAAACCCATAAAATGCAGTCTTAGTACCTCTTTTTATGATATTTGCATCAGTAATCAGGTCTAATGACTGAAATGTGTTAAGTATATTAGGTGTTGCTAAACCACATATCCATAATAGATTCTCGGTCTGCTTGACCACAATAATCTCAGGTTTATAAGATTGCTTGAATATTACAGGGTATCTGAACTTAGCTGATGTCTTGACACCACATTGATATCCTAGTTTAGATAAATCAGATACATGATAATCAACTGAATCACCTACACTAAAATCTACAAAGGGTTTATCTAGATATTGCTCTACAGCACATTCACCTAAAAAACCATTTACCCATCTAGCATATTCAAAATCATTATCTACCTGATGATGATGCTCAGTATTCTTTTTCTTTAGAACTTCTCTTACAAATTCTTTTACCTGAGCTACTTTAGTATCAGGTAATATTATTCTCTCGAATGAATCAGAATATCTTCTGACATGATTCTCGTAATTAGAATGCACTTAAGTCCTCAAAACATTTAGTGCTGTTATTCCAAGAAATGGTACATTCACCCACTTCACCTTGCACTTGGTGTTCTCTAACTTTTGCAATTCTTACATTAGTACAATGATTTTCATAATCTCTAGTAACTATAATTCCAACATCTGTTTTATTATTCCAATGTGCTGAACCTGACACATCATAAAGACTATTGACTGAAAACCTACCATCAGCACTTCTTATTTGCTTGGTAGGATGTGCAACTACAAATGTGAATGTATTTGTTTCTCTGTTGAAACGTTTTATCTTAGATATCAATGATGATATATGTTCATCTTCACGAAGCCCATTATCTCTCTCAGAATTTATCTCGTTGTATGGGTCAATGATGAGACCATCAATATCGTATTCTTTATGAACCAATCTTGCTCTTTCTAATATCCAATCTATCGATGGAGATTCTTGCTCCATGTCAAGAAAAAGAAAATGCTCATGTATGAACTCTATTGCTTCTAATACTTCTGTTTCATCTGCTCGATTATGAAACATAATATCAAATGGTTTCTGACAATACTTTTCTATAAGTCTTTTTAAATTTACAGCTAAAGAACTCTCAGGTGAGAATACTAAGTAAACGAAATTATGTTCTCTTGCAGTTCTCAATGCTATTTCTAATGTAAGACTAGACTTACCTGAATTAGGTGTGCCTGTAAATAAATTAAACGAAGGTTTAATTATCTTGAAAAATGGGTCTATAGAACTAAAACCACAATAATATCTTTTCTGTGATTTCCCTTTATATAAATCCCATATATCTTCGGTCAAATCTTTTGCTCTGTATACCCCTTCAATTTTCTTCATATATCTCTCCTATAAATTAACCTGCTAAGAAGTTTTTATTCTTCTTAACCTTATTTAAAATGTTGCTTTGCTTTATATTAGTATTGTGTGCCACTGTGTCACTACCGACTGTTATATTTGGCACTAGTGAACTATTGGCACTACCCAATACATATCTGTTGGTATTGTTCACTCTACCTTTGATTTTACCAATCTTAATATAACCTCTTTTTTGTAAGTCTTTTATATGTCTTTTAACACTTCTTTCAGAGCAATGGCATAACTTTGCAATATGATTGATACTTGGGAAACAAGCATGTTCTTCATCTGCATAATTAGATAACATCAATAAAATCAACTTACTTGTTGTGTTATTAGTGTTTTGTTGTACTGCCCATGCCATAGACTGAAAAGACATTAGCTAATACCATAGAAATCATTAGCTGTTACTTCTTTCTCTGTGTGCTTGTAAATCTTCATCATGTTCTCTTGTCTTGGTATCTTCTCTCCATAATAATACTTAGACATGGTAGGCAATGGTATATTGCACTTATCAGCAAATTTAGATACTGATATCCCTTCCCTCTTAATATAATCATTTAATATCATTGTTACTCCTGTTGTTACCCCAATGAGTATATATTACTTTTAGTATAAAAAAAAGGTTTACACAGATATACTTTAGGTGTAATGTATTGGTCATAGGGTAATAAAGCCCTATGTTTAACGAAGGAGAAATGTTATGACAAACAAAATATTAACAAATGTTTCACGTGGAACATTACCGAACAAAGAAGATATTAATGATATGTTCTATGAGCTATTTAGGAATCACCTTAATGAAGATGGTATCGAGTTAGAGATTATTCAGATAGTGGCTCTCAAAATGTTTCTAAGAGAAACTTGTAAACAGAATGGGATACTAAGTAAAGCACCATTCTCTTTTAAACCTAATGATGCTTTCAAGAGGTTTGGACAACATATAGCTGAAGAGATTAATGAAAAGGTTGAAGACATTAATCACATGGCAAGGTTGGAACGAATGATTGCATCTAGTAAATAAATAATTAGACCTGAGTAAGTCTGTATACGAAACTGCTCAAATTAACTAAAGGAGAAACAAATGGCAATAACTAAAATACAAGAAAAACAATTAAATGAACTTAGATTGGCTAGTGCATTTAATAAGTTTCAACAACTAAAAATAACTGCAAAGAAAGATGGTACTAATCCACATTTCAAATCTAGCTACTCAACATTAGAATCAGTAATAGATGCA